GCTATCCGCACAATCGACACGCCCGCGAGGTGGAACACCCACTCGGCCTCGTATGCGTTGACCAGTCGGCCCACAAACGCCGCGTCCAGTACATCGCCGTACTCAATGCGGATATCCACGCCCAGGGCGTCAAGCGACGTGTGCCCCTTGCGATTGAGCGCGGAGCCGACAACGGCGTGCCCCTGCTCCACCAGCGTCTTGCACAGATTCGCGCCCAGGAATCCGTCTGCTCCGGTGACAAGTGCGTTCACGTCTCTATCTCCACTACGCGGAATCGCTCTATCTCCAGCTCTTCATCTGGCGCATAAATCGGCTGGTGCATTGAGTGCCCCACGAGGTCTACCAGGTCCGGCCTGCAATTGATGCCGTAGTCGCCTATGCCCGTAGCGCGATTGACCACGAAACACCACCGCTTCATGCCCGCCATCTTCGCAGCGCGGGCTATTGATTCGTCGCTCGATACGCTCGCGCTCATGCCCAAAGGCCGCGCCCAGGCCGCCACTTTGTCCGCGTATTCGCTAAACTGCCGATAGGGATAGCTTTTGATGATGTCGTAGTAGGCCATGTACCCCGGCCACATTAGCGCCCACTTGTCGCGCCAGTAGGCGTCTGCCCAGGCGTGATACATCGGGAAAGTCACGGCGTCGAGGTACTGCTGCCATTGCCCCGGCGGGCACTTCAGGCGCATCCCCGGAGAGATGGACACCACACGCGGGTCATCGGCAAACTGCGCCAGCGCCTTGCGGATCATGGCGACGCAATGAGGCCCCAGGATCACGTCGTCATCGAGGCAGAAGAATTGCCCATAGTGCTCTGCCATCCAGGGCATGAGCGTTGCCCGCTGCGCTGCTACGCCGATGTTGCGCTGTTGGCGGTGTGCTTGCTTGCGCGGCAACGAGGCCGCCGCAAATACCGCTTCGCTCTCGTCAATCAGCCCGTCGCATGTGAGGCGCTTGCCCGTGATATGGCAGACTGCCCCGTCTTGCCACAAATGCACGTCGCAGTCGGTCAGGTCGTTTGCCGCTAGGCTGTCTAGGCACTGCTTCAGGTAGTAGGGCCGATTCCAGGCCATGACGCTGATGCCCAGGCGTTCAGGCATCGCGTACCTCGTGCCCGTACTCCCGATACCAGTCCACGGTATCGGCAAGCCCCTCCTGTAGCGGCGTGTTCGGGTAGAAGCCCACCAAGCGCAGCGCCTTAGACGGGTCTGCCAGTGCTACGCCGCCCTCTGGCGGCTCCCCTGGCCGCATGGGGATGTACGTGATGTTAGACTTGCGCCCGGTAAGGTCTTGGATCAGGCAGGCCAGCCACTCCGCTGTAGTCGGCACGCCCGTGCCGCCGTCCACGTCCTCGCCCCAGGCTCGCTCTTCCCACATGCGAATCATCAGCGCGCACAAGTCGTCAACGTGTATCAGGTCGAGTATCTGCCGCCCGTCGCCGTATACCTCGATGTTCTTGCCCTTCAGCCCCGCCATGATCCACGTCGGCACGACCTTGCGCACCTTGCCCCAATGCTGGCCTGGCCCGTAGGCGTTCAGCCCGCGCACGATAGCGACGGGCAAGCGCATGTACTCCGCGTACATCAAGGCGAAGTTGGCCGCGCAGTGCTTGGAGATCATGTAGGGGTTGCGCCACTCGTTCTTCAGCGACAGGTGGATCAGCGGGACATTGAACTCGTGACACGCCTCAAGGATGTTCAGCACGCCGCCCACGTTGACCGCAAGCGTGCGCCGGACGTGGGCCATTGTCTCCGCGCTGCCCAACACGCCCGCCGTGTCGAACACTACGTCCACATGCTTGACCGCTTCGCGTACCGTCTCCGCGTTCAGTGTGTCGAGGCCGTCCTTCAGGTCGTAAGGGATCGGCACGTCACCGCCCGCTTCCAGTAGGTTGCATAAGTGACTGCCCACAAAGCCGCGTCCGCCAGTGACAAGTGCTTTCACGGGATCGCCTCCATCCCCACCGCCCACGATGCGGGCGATACGGTGTAACACGTCGAGCAGCCAAAGTCGCACGGCGCGGATTCTTTCAGCGCAATGTCATGCAGATCATCGTCAATTGTGCCTAGCGGCTCCTGGCCCGTTTGCATTGCCACGAGGCAACGATAGACGCGACCTAGCGGGTCACAAGCGACGTGCGCCATGCCTGCCGTGCATTGGCGTTTGATGCCGTCTACGGCTAGTCCCTCTTGCCACGGCTGGTATGGGATGTGGTTTACGTGTACCTTGCCCACGTCGCCCAGCTCAGGGGCGTTCGGATGGCTCACGAGATTGACAAATACGGGATAGCCCGTTTCGTGCAGTCTGCGAATGCGCCATGACAGGTCTGGCGGCGACTGCGGATGCCATGAAACGTTGATGCCCAGACAGCCCTCGATGGGATCGGTGGTTAGGTCGTGCCATGCCCCGGCGTTGTCCAGGTTCGTGGTCACGGCCCACGCCACATGAGCGTCTGCGCAAACGCGCAGCAGTTCCACCATGCCCGGATAGACGAACGGCTCCCCGCCGGAGAAGTCAATCGAGCTTGCTTCCGGCAGGGCAGATACCCACACCGCCCAATCATGCCAGTGCCGCTCTTGGTGCCGCCTGTAGAGCTTGTGCCAGTCCATTGCCCGCACCCAGCAGTAGGGACAGGAGAATTGACAGCGCCACGTAGGATTGACAATAACTCTCATTGCTTCCCCATCCTTCGCATGACGCTCTGCCAGTGTCGCAAGTCCCACTCTGTCAGCCACGGCGTCGGCGCGTACACCTGGTTCATCTGCGGGCCTGACTGTGGCGGCTCCACGTACCAGCCCTCCGCGTTCGCCAAGTCGTACAGCTCGGTTCCCGGCTCAGGCGTGCAGACGGTACACTGCACCCACTGCACGAGGCCCCGATCACGCGCCTGTTTCAGCCGCGACGCTGTGTAGGCGAGGTCTTGCGGCGTCTCCTGGTAGTTGCCCACCATGAGGAAAAGCCAGTTACCAATGCCCGCCGCAGATGCCGTCTCCAGGGTGTGCCATATGTCTGTCTCCGTGGTGTCCTTCTTGATCGCCCGCAGTATCTTGTCGCTGAAGCTCTCGACGCCCCACATGATTGCCCTGCATCCGGCGTCGTACATGGCCTTGAGTGTGTCCGGCTCAATCTTCGTGCTGCACCGCCCCTGGCACTTCCACAAGAGGCCCAGATCACGGATGGCCTCACACACGCCCACAAGCCAGCGCTGATGAGCGCCAAAGCCCTGCACTAGCTCGTCGTCGTACACGAAAAGCGCCCTGATGCCCATGCGCTTGAGCGTCTCTAGCTCGGCCCTGACGCTCTCTGGCGACCTGTAGCGGATGCGTTGGCCCTTGTAGAGAGGATTGGAGCAAAACAAGCATCGATGCGGGCAGCCCCGGCTCCACATGCTGATGCTTTCGGGATGGCCCACCTTGGGCATGTTGCCGTCGTATTCTCGCGGCTTGGGCAGGTGCTTTGACCACAACGGCGCGGGGATGTCCTCGATGGGCATGGGCTCGCCCGCTATGTAGCCACTCAGCACGCCCCTTTTCACGGAATCATCCATGATCGCCGCTATGTTCCCCTCACACTCACCCACAACGGCGATGGCGTCCCACCCGTCTGGCTCTAGCATCACCTGCGGCCCACCTACGAGGATGGGCCTGTCGTAGCCCACGCCGCGCAGCGCTTCGATGCTCTCCCGCGTGCCCCGTGCGTTGTGGTTCGTGACGGTGAAGCCCACCGCGTCAGGCCATGCCGCCTGTTGCTTGCCGAACGCCTGCGCCAGCTTGCGCGGCCCCACGGTCAGCGCTTCCAAGTCCCACACCTCCGCACTGTGCCCCGCCTGTTCCAAGACTGCCGCTAGGATGGGCAGGCCAAGCGGCGGATTCATGCGGTAGTGGACGCCGGAGTAGTGATGCACTGGCGGATTGAAGAGCTGTATCTTCACCGCCTACGCCTCGATCTCCACGTGCTCGGTCGCCCCCGGCTCGTATCCGCTCAGGTCCACCATTTGCAGCCCGCCGCCCTCGTCGATCATCTGCCCTATCTCTTCCAGCGCGGGCTTCCAGTAGTTCTCGGTCACGGCGTCGGCATCGTAGGGCAATGCGCCCTCTCTGGCTTGCTCGCGCAGTCCGGCATCGTGCCGTGTGCGGTACGCCTTGACCAGTGCGTTGTATATGTCATTGGTGCGCGGGAGGAATTGCCACGAGTTGTAGTGGCTCCACATGGGTTGACCCTGCACCTTCCAGCCCGCAAAGCACAGCTCCGGCATGGATGTCCAACTGCCCACAATAACGGGACAGCCGCAAGCTTGCGCCTCTAGGATCGGGAGGCCAAAGCCCTCGCCCATCGCGGGGTTGACTAGCACGTCGGCGGCCTGGTATTGCCGCACCATGTAGGTCTGCGGGAAGCCAAGCGCTTGCCAGTAGGGATCGCAAAAGCTGATGTTCTCTGTCGGAATCTGTAGCGCCCGACAAATCTCAAACAAGTCCACGCCCAGGCGGTCAGGCGTCGGGCGTGCGTGTATGTGCAGCCGCGACTTGGGATAGCGCTTGACAAACTCCGACCACGCCAGTAGCGTCGGCTCAAAGGCTTTGCGGGATGGCGGCCCGTCCTTGTTGGCGGCTACCATGAGCGCCACAAATAGGTCGTCGGGCCATTTCATGCTCTCTCGCGCTGCCGCCTTGTCTCCAGGCTTGTAGGCGTCCATGTCGATGCCATGAGGAACGTACAGCGCCTCAAGACCCACGGCCTGCATCTGGTCACGCCCAAACTTGCTGTAGGCGATGGGCTTGTAGGCCACCTGCAACGTGTCCGCAACCTTCGGCGGAATAGGGTCATGATCTACTGGTGCCCAAGGCACCCAGCGGAACGCCGAAAAGATGTCCTTGCGGAACACCCAGGCATCGAATAGCGTTATGACAATATCCGCGTTCATGTTGCGAGCGTGCGCCCGCACCAGATCATTGCCCCACGCCTCGCGCCCCGCAGGATAGACCCGCGTTCTGTCGTCCAGGTTGAGCACCGCGCCATGCAGCCCGTAGTTCGCCATGTAATTGATCTCGTGCCCCAACTCTTGCAGGCGCGGAACGAACGTTGCAGTCTGCGTGCCGTATCCACTCGAAACCCAAGGAGCGTTGGCTCAGGAGCACCACAAGATACGAAGACCTTTGTCCTCGCTCTGTGGTGCCTTGGCAAGCTCCTCCTTCCCGCTCAGATTTGTGCTATCTGTATTCATTTATGCCCCCCTGTTCTCTAGCAGGCCGAGGACCAGCCCCGGCCTGCTAGTGTGTCATGCCGTTACGCGCCGACGCCATCCACGTAGATCACGCCCACGGTGATGTTCAGCGGCGCGATGGTGCCCGTCTCGTCGTATCCGACCACGAGATAGTGGCTGTCCTCCATCGTCCCTTCGGAGATGGTGAACGCCTTAGGCGTGCCCGCTGTCCATGTCACGGTCGTGCCGCCAAGCGAGGCCGAAACGGTGCCCGAAGCCGATGACCCGGCAGTGCCGTAGTCATACAGCCGCAGCGCAACGCCCGTGCCGTTGCCCAGTGTCACGGTCGTGTCGCTCACGGCCCACGCCTCCAAGATTTCGATCTTGTCAGTGCGGGACGGAACGCGCAGGATGTGATACGTGTTGTCCTTCGTTGGATCGGAGATGGTAACGGTCACACATTTGGGGTTGTTGTATCCAAACATTTCTCGTTACCTCCCCTAGCTCGTCGGAGCCTGTGCGTCGCAGAGGATGTAGGCCCCCCAGAGAGGCCGCCAAACTCCGTGCGCGTAGAGCATGGTCGCGTTCAGCTCCCATGCGCGGGCCGAAGCGTCGCGCTCCGGCTCAAGCCGATAGTCACGCCGTAGGTCATACGCGAGTGCGCGAGGGTTGAACATCGCCGAATAGCTGTCCGTACTGGTAGAACCAGCCGGAACGTTGTTGCTAACGAAGATGTCCACGCCCGCAGCCGTGCCGACATACCAGCGCCGCATCACTTCGTCTTGGAAGTTGGGGGCGTTGGTCACGGTCCCGGCCACAGCAGCGGTCGTCGCCAGTTGGTGCCAGTGCGTCGGATGCAGAACTGCCACATACGGCATCGGCACTTTGTCGATCCGCAGGTTGGTCAGGGCGGCGTAGAAGTACTGTCTGTTACTTACAGTTGACTAGGAATTGCTGGAGTTGCTTCGGTGTGTTGTGCTGCTGCCCATACTCGGCGTGAAACTTCTGATGGCAGCTCGCACAGAGCGTGATGCCGTTTGAAGGGTCGAGCCTCAGCTTGGGATGGTTTGCGAAGGATTTGATGTGGTGTGGATGCAACTTGCCGCCACGTTTCCCACAACACTGGCAGATATAGTCATCTCGCTTGAAGATTTTCTTGCGCCAACGGCGGAGCCTTTCCTTGTACAAATCTCGCCGCCGTGCTATCCCACCTTGCCAGTGCGGGCTATTTGCGCCCCCATTGGCCTTGCTTGTCCGCTCTCGCTGCAAGCAGCCGCAGGATTCTGTTAAGCCTCTAGTTAGGTTGCTTACAAGAATCCATTTCTGATTGCCGCAATCACATTGGCAAAGCCAATAGCCCCTCTTTCTGTGCCCTTTACCCCTAACCTCGCGGCGCAAGGCTACAAGGCGGCCAAATCGCTGGCCCGTTATGTCCTTGGCGTTGTGCGCCGTTCTCATCCCAATTCCTAGCGGGGAATCACTTCAGATTCCCTCTTGTGGTTGACTTCCCACAAGTTCAGACTGTCGCATCGCCCTGCCGGGGCGCTCTCTCGCTCAGTCGTTGTGCCTGCACGCTTTCGCTGCTTGGCAAGGGTTGCCATCTCAGGTTTTCCCATAATCAGAGAGAGTTTTGCCATCTGGCCCTAAGCAGCAACGGCCAGAAGTGGGGCTACTCCTATCAGCGAACCCCACGAGAAGGTGCTACCACTAGCGCCCAGCGTCGCGCCCGTCAGAGACGAGAAGTTGCCGAAGATGTCGCTATCGACCTTGTCAGCAGCCGCCACGCCCAACTCAGTGGCCGCGTCCGCTCGTGCGTTGTCCGGGTCAGTCTCGATGCGCCTGTCCGTTAGGATGATCTGCGCCATGACTTCGCCAGGAGTCAACGTCGAGAGGGCCGTCTTGCTCATACGTGTCGGGTTGCTAAAGTCCTCAGTCTCACCGACTGAGGCAAAGCTCACCGAGCTGTACTCCGGCAGCGTCCTCGTCTGGTCGCCCGCGCCGTCAGTGAACACTGTCACCAAGCGGGTCGCCAACGTTGTCTCGCGCACGGCAAAAACCGCATCCTCGTAGATGTTGTTGAAATACGAGGAAAGGTCAGTTACTCTTGATGCTCCTGTTGCCATGCTTTCACCTCATGTCACTTGCTCCCCCCACTCTTGTCGGGCCAGTGCAGCCCGCCCCCTTGCGTGGAGCCAAAGGGTGTATTGCCTGTACCCCATAGCCGTCTGCGCCGTTGCTCGTCCGTCTCGCCCTGTGCGCCTCCGCGTGCAGGGTTCGTCGTCGGAATCTTGGCGGCGGCCGTTGTCGTCATTGTTGCCTCCGAGCGCAGCAGATATGGCTTGGCCTCTGACAGCGCCTTGAGTTGCTCCCTCACCCCGGTAATCTCGCCGCTTTCGTCGTCCAGCTCGATCTCAGAGAGATTC